ACTCATCGTGTATGTGGTTATGCCACTTCTGCAATAGGTCTATCCTTTTCATTGTTTCCTCGGTGCTAAGTGTGACGGGACGTCTTCATTCAACCAGTTGTGATTCCTGGTCACTCGATCAATGTGGAACTGCGGTTCATCTGTTGGTTTTGACACTAGGAAGCAAAGGAAGTCGATCCATTCGAGATCGCATACCTCCATCACCAGGTTGCATTGCCAAAGATAATGCTCCTTACCCTTATCGAGTACCGAGTAAGGAGCTTTGGTGAATTTCGGGAAGGGACACTTAATCTCAATCCCCCCGTCGATCCCAACGAGTCCGTCAGGGCTTGCCCCCAGGAAGGGGTAGTCTGGATGAACAACAAACCCAGTCTCATCCACCGTATATCCCTGATGCTTTTCCAACCACTTTCTAGCGTGTGGTTCCATCATGTTTCCGTGATCAACCGCCGGTCCGCCCTTGAACTCGGAGTCTACTCCCGCCAAGTCGCGCACCATTGTGCGAAGTACATCTTCTGCTGTGCTATATGGGTTCATACCTTCAAACGCCCCTCCTAATGACGCGCTAATTTTTCCTTTGCGGGCTTCGAGCCACTCCTTTGTTCCCTGCTCAAATACTGGCATCACATCTCCGCGTTATCGTCATCGAGATAAAGCATCGCCCACACTGGAATCGCCATGCAGCCGAATATCGACATCCAATAGAGTAGATTTTCCATTAGTTTTTGACCTCCCCCGGCAGTTCTTCAAATTCTTCCCTCAGAGATTGCAGCCAGTCGTACAGGGCAAACTGGACCATCTCTGGTTTATGTGCGTTGAAGTCCCCCCGGTAATGAATCCAACCGCGTCCCGTTTCCAGGTCGATCATTAACCTCGCGACCTCCTCCCCATGAGCGCCTGTGACTACGCTTTCCACCCGTGTTCCTCGCAAACGGTTTCCCATAGACCCTCGAAGTACCCATCGTGGTAGCCATAGCGATTTTCCATTGCCTTGCGGAACTTCGAGAACGCTTTAACTGCGTCAGTCTTCTTGTCAACGTTATCTAGATCGGCTGCATCCCAAAGCTTCTGTACTGAGTCCGCGAAGTCCTTGTCCTCGTCTTCGGTCTTGGTTGATCCATTATCAACAACCGTTAGTTTGACCGTCGCGGGCGGCACGTCGCTGCGCCATAAGTTAAACCCTAGACCAAATTCAGCCAACGCTTTCGTTCGACAACGCTGCTTCGTGTTGTGAATGTTCTGCGCGGTTGGGTTGGTCACTGGTAGTGAGGTGATAATGAGGTGTTTCTCGACCTTCATACAACAGTGAACAACGGCACTACCGTCTAGATAGTAGATCGCATCGTCCAGGGGGCGATTATTAGTGTCATTGAAGTCCAGGTGGAATGTCCAGGAGTATTCGGGATAGCCCTGTTCCATCATCAGTGCATGGGCATCCGCCCACGGCACATAGTCGAGATCGACTCGATATTCATCGCCAGGATCGTTCAGCTTTTGAATATAGGGGGTGACATCTATCTGAGACAGTTTGTCCCAGATTTCCTTTTTCGTTGTATCCATTACGGCTCCTTTTGAGCTTGATATCACCCTAACAGCTTGCCTTGCCGTTCGCAAAGCGTAGGTTTCAAGGAATCGGTTTGGATGCCCAGGAATCGGTATGGCGATAGTTTGTAACCCATTGAAATTGAAGGATAAAAAGACCTTTTCTCGTGTTTTCTTACGGACTATAGGGTTGGGGCGTAGCCTCTTCTGCATGTCTATGGCATCGGTATGCGTTAAAAGGGCTGGATTTGACTACGCTGCAAAAGGGAGTAGTCTCGGGAATCCTGACCTGTACGAAATGGAAAAAAATCAAGGTGTTATTTCGGTTTGAACACCCATCCTCACACCTCGTGAACATCCCTAGATCCAGCATTCGTGCTGACCTTTCCCCCGAAACTTTAGGAGTGCTTTGTTACGTCCTCAGTCACGACGATGACTGGGAGATCCACTTGACGCAGATTTGCGACCACTTCGATATCGGGCGAGATAAATGCGCCCGCATTGCAAGAGAGTTAACGGAAAAAGGTTTCTTGGTAAAGGAACAGAGGCGTGAAAAGGGTGTGATCTCTGGGGTGGAATGGGCGTTTTACGACACCCCAATTTCACCACAGACTGAAAAGCCGTCTACGGCTAACCCGTCTACGGTTAACCCGTCTACGGATAACCCGTCGCCGGTAAATCCGCCCCTAAGTAAGAAAGAAACCAAGAGTGAGACTCTTGGGGTTAAAGAGAAAAAAGAAAAAAATAACAAAAAAGAAAAAGATTTTGATTGGAATGCGTTGCTCGCCGATCCACCACCCGGAGTGCCTCGTGCGATCTGGGTACGGGTTTGGGACCACAGGCGAACGCAACATCGTGAGGGGTGGACACCAACCCGAAGGATGATCAATGGAACTCGCAACCAGCTTGTCGCTCTGGAGGACTTCGACTTGGCATCGGTTGTGTCCCTTTGGATTTCCAAGGGGTGGCAGGGAATACCGGACCCAGGGTATCGGCAAATTTCCCAGTTCAAAAGCACTGAATCTAGTCTTCTTAGCGAGGATGTCATCCCCTGAAAATAACCGAACTGAAAACCCGCATCGATGTTGAAACCGTTTGTCGCATCCTACTTCCCAACGGGAAGCTGAACTCAGGCAACTGGCGCAACGGTTCCACCGACCCGGACGACCCCGGCAAGAGTCTGTCAGTCTCCCTGAAAGACGGGATATGGAAAGACTTCGCAACCGGCGATGGTGGCGACACTATCGATCTCGTACAGGTGGTTTTGGGTCTCTCGCTGCCCGAAGCCATTGACTGGATCAAGCGAGAATGTTCTATCTTCGACACCGACACCCAACACCTGAAAACCCCGCCGAAAACCTATTCAAAACCAGTGGTCCCCATTCGGGCAAACTCAGACGCTTTACACACGGTGATGGAGGAGCGCGGGTTTGACGACCCCGGTGATGCTGTCGAGGCATTCAAGTTAAGGATGACACCGAACGGCAACGGGGTTGACGTGGTCTACCCCTTCATTTCTCACGACAAGCAATTGGTATCGGTGAAAACCAAACCGCTCGACTACGACGGCATTCCACAGTTTACGAGTGGCAACCAGAAGATGATTCTGTTTGGTTGGCAAGCCGTGGGACCGAGAGACAGAACGATCTGGATCACAGAGGGCGAGTGGGATGCCATTGCGCTTTGGTATTGCGGTCACTCAGCCCTTTCGATCCCAACGGGAGCCAGCGGAATGACGTGGATAGCTAACGAATTCCACAATCTGGATCGCTTTGAGGAGATCATCGTTTGTACAGATATGGATGCACCGGGGGAAGGTGCTGCACAGAAAATTATGGAGCGGTTTGGGGACAGATGTATACGAGTGCGGCTCCCGGAGAAGGACGCCAACGACGTTTTGAAGGCGCACGGAAAAATTAAGGCGAAAAAATTATTTAACCAAGCCTACGATCAGGCTAAGTGGCAAGACCCGGAAACCCTTCACCATGCGACTGACTTCTGGGGTGAGGTGCAGGAACAAATGCATCCGTCTGACGGTGTCATTCCGGGATGGTCAACACTATGGGAAAAGCTTCACGGGCGACTGTTGTTCTCACCTTCAGAGCTTTGCGTGATTTCCGGTATTAACGGGCATGGTAAGTCGATGTGGTTGTCTCAGGTGTGTCTCGATGCACTCAAGGCTGATCAAAAAGTTTGTGTTGCGTCTATGGAGATGCGCCCATCGAGACTGTTGGAACGTATGGTGATGCAGGCTTGCGGCGTGGGACAGGCGACACCTGAATATGAGAAGGCGTGTTTCGATTGGATGGCGGAAAACCTTTGGTTGTTCATCGACTCCAGCACCACCAAACAGGATGTACTCCTATCTTGCTTCAAGTACGCCCATGAGCGGTACGGATGCTCGGTGTTCGTCATTGACTCTCTCAGCATGTGCGGCATGGCGGAGGCTGATTACGACGCCCAAAAGTTATTCGTCGAGAAGCTCGTGGACTTCAAGAATCGACTCTCGGTGAACATTCTATTGGTAGCCCATTTGCGAAAGGGTGCTGACGAATACACGCAAGGGGGTAAGTTTGATGTAAAGGGAACTGGCGCGATCACGGATTTATGTGATATGCACCTCAACATCTTTCGGAATAAGAGAAAAGAGAATCACCTGGCAGAGTGTTTGCTGACGGGTGATGAGCCTGACCCGAAAATTGAAAAGCAATGGGATGTCCTTTTGGGATGTGACAAGAACAGGAACGGCGACTGGGAGGGTCGGGTCGGATTCGCGTTTGATCCCAAGTCGTTCCAATACCTGGAGAAAAGCAATGAGCGCCCCCGAAAATATGTACAGTGGTCTGGCAATGGTTGAAGAGGAACAGTTTGCACAAGCGGCTCGCGAGGCTGGCAAGGGAGTG